TAAGACCAAGAGCTTCTGCCATTAGGGCACCAATACGGTGATACTCAGTATGATCAGGAAGCTTGCCTTTAGGACCAGCAGTATGGTGCTTTAATGCACCAGGTGCGAATGGTCTATTTTTTGGACCTATAAGACGATTACTAGCAGTTACAGTGGGTGCTGTTTTACCAGCAGTTGTTACATCAGATGTATCTCCTGGGCGAAGCTTAAGACCTCTTACTTTTTGTGGGGGTTTACGTTTTTTACCACGATCCTTTCCATCTGTTGAGTGCCTTCCTGGTTTATCTGTAGGCGTAGTTGGCCTACCCATTACTAGATTTTTTCTAGCTTTGTTTGCTTTGCCTTCTGTAAGACCAAGAGCTTCAGCCATTAGGGCACCGATACGACGATACTCAGTATGAGAACGAATACCTGTAGGAATCTTATTGGTAGAAGATTCGCCAGGAACAACAGGCCTATCATTGCCATACTTTTTTACAAAGTTAGTAACAGTTTTTCGGTGTTGAGCCTTGCTTCTTTTACCAAGTAGTTTACCGAACTCCTTGCGCTCAGAGCTTGGAGCCATCTTATCAGGCTTTCCTGGCTTAGTTTCAAAAGTAGTTTTTAGTGGCTTTTTTTCTTCGAACAGTTTGTCTAGGTATTTCATCAGAACATAGAGAAGAGAGGTGGCTCTTCGATTTCGGATAGAAGCTCTTCTTTGAGCTTTTCTTTTTCTTCCATACTTTGCTGAGTCAGTTCTCTACCGTTCAAGCTAGCTCCACCACCAGGGGATGGGAGCGAAGAGTACTTGCCTCGGATCTCACCCAGGATGCCTTTAGCGGCAGCCAGAGCATATCTCTGAATCCAGTTTCTGTAGAAAGGATGCATAGTTGCTGTATCCAGGCCCCTATACATAAGGATAACACCCTCACCATTACGGTAAGGAGTTGGATACAGTTGTAGTATATTGTGGTTTACTACGTCCCATGTTCCTTCCTGGCTTAGAATCTTTCTAACCGACTCCAAGTGCATTTGCATCATGTAGAAGTCCGTTACAGAGAAGTTGCTAAACAGGAAGTTGTCTTGGAAATACTTGAGGAAGAAATCATACTCAAGTGTTCCTGCTGCTGAGTTGATGCTTAGAAGGCTCTTCTTGTATACACAATACTCTAATCCATGAGCAATATGTGTGGGAAGAGTATAAGCATTTACACCAGCGGAGGTTTCAAATGCAGCCATCTGCGTACACCAATAAGGTGCGTGATAATCTAATGCAGTTGTGGCTTCGTCAATGCAGGACTTGATCTGGAAGTCTACGAGTTCTACTCGGACTACAGGGAAACCAAGTCTAGCTAAAATAAAGTCCTTGATGGTTTGCTCAAAGGCGTTTAATTCTACGCCGTCCTCCATCAAGCTTGTGTTCAGTTTAGCAGTATCAACAGCCGTAGAGTATATGTCAGTATCCCCTAAGTTCCTACCTGCGTAGAATCCAAAGGTGTCTCCATATCCCAATAGTTTGGGGTCAACTCTCGGTGCTGCTGCCATCTAGTTTCTCCACTACCTTCTTGGTAGTTTTAACCCTTTTCTTGGGATGCGAGATCAGTTCCAGATATCTAGACTCTACAATTGCTTTAGAGCTAAAAAACTCTGATGGTCTAATCTCAACCACTTCCCCATCAATGTGAAGAAGCATGTTCCAACGACACTTGCTTCTATATTTGTACATAATTGTTCTAGTTTATATAGGTACGAGAAAGGGCCAGAGGAACAAAAAACCTCTGGCCCCTCGAAGTTAGATCAGCGCCTCACTTCAGCTTACTGCCGTTCCTCCGAAGGTGGAGTTACGAGAGAATGGTGTGAAGAGGTAGTTGGAGGTTGGTCCAACGACGCGGATGACACGGTAGAACCTGTTGTTAGGCTGAATGCGGACCTTACCGTAGCGGGTAAGAATACCCTTTCTTGGCTGGAAGGTCTCAGGATCCGTGATGGTAGGAAGCTGCTGGAGTGGGATGTATGGAGCGTAGATAAATCCAGCGTCCATAGCGTTGGCACCCTTGTAGCCTACGAGGATTTCGTCCTGGGGGAACATGGGGTCTACGTAAAGGTCGTAGCGGCCCATGAACTTGCCCTTGAACTCGATCGCGTTGCGACCCAGGTTGGTAGGACCATCGGCTGGCTGAACACCGCCCTCAAGCTTGGCTGCGCTCTCAAGAAGAGAAGCCATAAGAGGAGAGGTGAGGAGCCAGTTGCCTGGACCACGCATGGTGGTGCGGTAGATGTCCTGCGAAGCGAGGTTGATGATTGCAAGCAGGTTAGCGTAAACCTCACCTACGTGGCGTGGGTAAAGGTTAAGGCTGGACTGGCTGAAATCAATAACGAAGATGTTGGAGTCCTGGCTAGCAGCAACGGGGATCTGATCGCTCTGATCGAAGGTGAACTGAGCGGGGACGAAAGTTGTTGCAGCACCGTCCTGGCCGAGGCCTGGGAAGCGGTCAGAGCCGCCCATGGTAATGTAGTCGGAATCCATGGTGCGCTGATCGATACCGCCGACGTTCTTATCGTTGAAGCCGTATGCGATCATACGAAGCTCTTCGATAAGCTCACGGTCGATCTCAAGCTGAAGCTCCTTCGAAAGAAGGTCAGTAAGCTCGCGCTCAAGGTCAAGGTTGTGGTAGGCCTTGAGGTCTTGTGAAGCCTCAAGAGTCCAGAGAGCACGCATCTTACGAGTGTTGGCAACGACTGCCTCTTGCTCGATGTGGAAGGTCATCTCGGGGATGCTAGTACCACTTAGACGCTCACCACCAGAGACGTTGAAGCCCATGAGGGCTTCCTCGTTAGGCCAAGCAGCGATCTGACCACCCATGGTGCCAGAAGGAGCACCGTTGCCGAAGATTGCGCTTGCGTCAGCAGCGCCCTGAAGGACGCTAGTAACGTCGAAGCCTTCGCCAGCAAGGTCGCCGTCAAGACCACCAGTGAGACCACCGTTGAAGGTGCCAGCGCCAGTGCCATCGGACGAGCCGATCTTGCTAGCGGTGAGACCACGGTAGGTGAGGTTGAACTTGCTGTAGATGTTCTGGACGGTGTCGCCGTAGGCGCGGTCGTTACCAAGGTAGAAGACCTGCGAAACGGGACCCTGCATGGGCTGAACGCCGACTAGGCTGTTAGCAAGAAGCTTGGGGTAAACTCGACGAACGAGTGGGAATGCGAACTTCTGGAAAGTTCCAAGCTGACCAGTTGTAGTTGCGCCTGTGGAGATATCCTCAGAGAGGCGCTCCTGGACGATAGACTTAGCTTGGTTCTCAAGAAGCTGTGCCGTAACACGACGAGTGTAGTCACTGTCGATGCCCTCAAGGACAGGCTCCCACTTTTGGACAAGCGAGTCATCAGTTTGATGCATAATATCCATTTTATTTATTTAGTTAATCAGGATTGGGAGGAGAAGGGCATGAACTTCATGACCTCATCGGTTAAAAACTCATTACCAGTATGAGCTTTCGATTCGTTGATCTCATGATCCGCATGAGATACAACAACAGCTTTTTCAGATGAAACGAAGGCTTCATCCTTTGCAGCCTTTAGGTTCTCAACGTCCTCTAGAAGAGTGAGCTTCTCACCCTCTAGCTCTTGGACTGTCCCCTCAGTAAGGGAAAGCTTTCTGTCAAGTACCTTGATAGTGTTTTCGAGCTTTTCGTTCTCGATAACGAGAGCGTTAACTTGCTCTGATAAAACGTCAAACTCTTCCTGAATTTCTGCCTGATGGGCGGTCATTTCAGAAAGAGCATTGTCTTCGTCAGTTCCGTTAAGCTCAAGAGCCATAAGTGTTCTTACAGACTCAAAGAGGCGGGCATTTCGATATACCTCATTCTCCTCAGAAAGCTCTGCGAGAGCTTGATCTTTAAGCTGATCGATCTTCGTTCTGAGATAGGCGGTTACTTTGGCCTCAAGAAGACCAACCTGCTCAGAGACTTGTTCGTTAATTGTTGAATCCACCAGTTCAAAGATGCTCTGAACAGTGGATTCGTCAAGTCCTTCGGGAAGAATATCAGCAATATTCTTTAGTTTACTCATGAATAGTCTCCTAGGGTCTATTGGTATCTATATTATAGTTTTCTAAAATATGATTATTTTTAGAAAATGTATGCGATCACAACCTCTTTCCAGATTGTTTTAGTTGAACATCAAGCTCCCTATTAGCTTTTGCCTTTTGGTCCTTGCTCATTCCAGCTTGATATCTGTTCTGAGGAGCCTTACGCTTTTCTTGATCGTCGATAGAGATTCCTTTGAGTCTTTTTTCTTCAGCACTCTGGGTGTATCTAGCGACGTTTCTTCCCTTGAAGATCTCCTCGCTTTGTAGTTTTTGTTGGTAGCGTTTCCCAATCTTTTTTGAGATTCTTCTATATTGTGCCATTACGTCTTGCTTGGACTTCTTACCAGCCTTCCAAGCCTTTAGACGAGCGTCTTCTGCTCTGGCCTCCTGATCAGCAATGGTTTTGTCTCTCATCTCAACAAGATCTAAGCCTTCAGCTAATTGGAAACCGATCTCCATGTAGGCCTCTCCCAGGCCTAATCGTCCACCACGATTTGCATTATTCGCGACGGCTCGCCTTCTTTGTCTTCTCTTGTCCTTAGAGATATTGTGAAGCGTCTTTGCAGCATCTGAAAACTGAGATGCTCCTCTCACGACCCTTCCTGGAATGCTGGCTGCCCCTTTCACAATTTTCTTTGTGCGATCAACGGCTCTCTCCATTCCAGTTACGGGCTCGCCAGCGGCAGCACGATCTCTTTCTCTAGCGATCTTGATCTCCCCTCTGGTGCGAATACGTGCTGCCTTTACATCATCCTTAGCAGTTTGAACAGTGTCACGAGGTTTCGTCGAAGTGGGAGTAGATTTACCAACTCTGCTTGTCTGTAACTCTTTAGCTACAGAGGATGGACGTTGTGGCTTCTGCTGTTCTTTCTCTTTTTCTTGATCCTTCTTTTTTTCTTCAGCTTCTGCCTCAGCAGCAGCGTCTTCCTCTAGCTCAGTCTTTTTTTTTAGACCTAAGCCTTCAGCGATAGTATAAGCAATTTGATGCCATGAGCCCTCTGCCTTGACAGCTTCCATTCCTTCAAAAACACCACGGCCTTTGAGAATATCAGCCTTGGTAACCTTTCCATCACCAGTAAGATCAGGGAAACTTCCCTTCTTCTTAGTGCTCTTAGCGCACTCGGGGCAAGTCTTCTTTCCGTTGGCGCACTTGCACTTACCCTTCTTAGCTTCCTCAATCCAGGGATCGTAGGACTCTCTAAGCTTTTCCTGAAGCATGGTAACGAAGTTCTGTTCCTTCTTGAGCTTGCTCTGGCTGGTTCTAGCGAAACGAGATTCGGTGGATTCGGCAAGGGCTGGGAATGCTCCTCTAGTAGATGGATCGGCTACTAGGTCGAAGGTTACTAGACGGAAGTCGTCATTGACGACCTTGTTTCCGTTAGCGTCCTCAGACAAGGTTCCCATACCTCTTGAAGAGATACCAATGCAGACACCAGCTTCGATAAGAGCTTTGGCTGTAAGGCCAGCAGGTGTGCCAAGAATTTCAGCCTCGCCAATAAGCTCATCGCCCTTCATCTCCAGCTTGGTGATAAGGTGCGAGGCGTTAGCAAGCTTTACTGTGTCGTTAGATGGGTGATCAAGCTCACCGCAGAGACGACGCTCGTTGATAAGAGGCTGAACCTTCTTAAGCTGACCTTCAAGGACGGCGGTAGGATACATTCTACCATTCTTGTTTGTCTCGTTACAGCGTCCGAATATACCTTTAACAACGGTCTTGCCATTGCCCTTACCTTCGGAAATAACCTGAAGGTTCTCGATGATGAATACGTCCTGAATTAGTTGGCTCATGATTATTTCAATCCTCTTTCTTTCTTGATAGATCTACTACCATATTTTTGTGCGAGCTTGTCTGAGCCCTTACCATAGCGAAGCGTTGTTCTAGCAGCATGCTTCTTTACGCTGCCCCAACTTGCGTTGGGTGTCGAGCTACCTTTAGTGAAGCCTTTTGCGATCTTACCACGACCGCTCTTTGTTCCCCACTTACCTTTGGAAATAACATAAAGCCTATCAGCACCGTCAGTAGTAAAGATGTCACCGTACTTGCCATCAGAAAGAGCATTCTTGATGCTGTCATAAGTACGCACTCTTCCTTTGAATGCCTTCTTATGGTCTCCTGATTTTTCACCAGGAGCCTTCTTCTTCTCACCTTCATTGATGAGGTCGATGGCGTCAGTTAGTTTCATCTTCTTCTACTAATAAGTCTGTCTGCTAGCTTTTGCTTGCTAGTGGGCTTTCTTTTAGGCTTGCTGGAAGAAAGGCGGACGTAACCATTATCACGCTCATCTTTTCCCATAGGATCGCTTGGAGCAGGACCCATGTTAGCACTGAGGTTGCCAGTAGAAGTTGTACCAACAGTCATCATCTCCTTGAGCATGTCACGAACTTCTTCTAGAAGAGGAACAAGCTGCTGAGCAGTCTCCTCAGTTAATGACTGAGGGGCTGGCTGAGCTTCTTCTGCCTCTGTCTCAGAATCAGTCCAGACAATCTCTGGCATGGTCTCGGCTGCTGGTGTTTCCTGTGGATGGAATCCTTCACCTAGAACTTGCTTCATGAAGTCGTCAGGAACGTCTACCTGACTGATATCTCTACCAGCAGGAGCCCCAGACTTAGCTTGTGCGTCAGCCAAGTTTGGGGGCAGTTCCTTACCTTCTTGAATGTTCTGAGTCTGATTGAGAATTAGATTCTCTGCGAAGTCTCCAATGCTTTTCACGGAAACGTCCCTCACTCAGCGTCTTCGTACTCGTCGTCGAAAAGAAGCTCGGCAAGAGTCTCGTCGATGATGTCTGCGATGTCGCCCTCTTCGCCTTCCTGAAGCTGGGTGAGACGGTCAACAAGTCCGACAACTACGTTGAGGTGCTCAAGGATACGCTCTTCGTCGATAGCCTCGTCAAGCTGTGATACGCAGAGGGGGCAAACGTGAGCCTCTTCAAGCTCCTCGAAATCCTCCTCATACTCAACCTCTTCAGCTTCATCCTTTCTCTTGGCCTTTCTCTTCTTCTTGGGTGCGGCCTCTTCATAACCGCCGTCGTCGCTACCGCAGGAAGTTTTCTCGTCAAGACGAGGTGCTACGCCAGCCTTTCCCCAGGCTGCGTTCTCAAGAAGTTGGTTGCGAAGCTCGTCGCTTAATCTGTAATGATCCATTTTATTATCTCAAATGATATTGGTTAAGATTTTCATCTCTACACGTATGTAGCCCAGTTGCTATATCGTGTCGAAATTATTTTGTTTTTTGTCCGCTAGCCAGCGGGGGTAAACCCTCCTACGCCATCTGTATCAGGGCTTACAATGTTCTGACCAGTGTTTGTAGCCTTGATCTGCTTGAAAGTATCTTCACCCGCTGCCTTCTTTCTCTGAACAAGTTGAGTCTTCTTGAAGGAGATTCTATTGTCCGCCTTACTGATAGGAGGTATAAGTTTTACGTCATTGATCAGGCCATTCTGGATAGCTTTCTTGATAGTGCGGAAGTTCTCCAGCCTAGAAAGCTTGTTGAATTGCTTTACCGTAAGTCTACTGAATACATCAAACTCAGTCAAAGACTTTCCAATACCGTTTAGAGATAGCTCGTAATTTGTATCAAGCTCATTGATGATCTCTCTCACAATACGAATAGGAGTCTTATCTCTGTTCGGCTTGTAATCCTCTGTGCCTACTAACTTACCTCCAACATTATATGTTTTCTTGAAGTCAGAGTCATTGATCTTAATAATAGTCTGCCTTGCTTGAGTATTCTTGGTCCCTAGAACATCTACACCATCTCTACCGACAGTACTATACTTAATAAACTTATTGGTCTGCCTCTTGGAGAACTCTGGAACGATACTAGTTTTACATCTAAGCTCTCTAGTTATCGCACCTCCAGGAGTAATATCTCTGATCTTGGACTTGGAATTGAATAAGTTATAGTCCGATCTGTTAGTTGGGACTACCATGATATACCAAGGAATCTGTCTGGTTAGTAGTGGAATGCTTTTGTTCTCTTTAGGAGAATCAAACAAGATATCGGTTTGTGTTAATAAGACCGAACCTAACTCTTCAATGTAATCAATAATAAGATCTTCATGATCGATTACAAAGATTCTCTTATTTGCTTTGTATCTGATGTATTCATCTGCCGCAGCCTGACCCTCAGGAGTTGTAGTATCCATAAGCCTGTACTCCATTGTAGAGTCCTTTAGGAGATACGATGGCGCTAGAGAAGGTTGCGTCTGAAGTGTGGTCAGAACTCCACTGAGCAAGTAGTAAGGCTGCCTAGGAGAGCTTAGAGAGGAGTCGTACTCAATATTGAACGATGTAGCGGCATCAGCACTGACTGTGAGAGTTCTACCAGATTCTCCACCTAAAATTTGAATGGCTTTTTGTCTGGTTGACTCTGGGATATAGAATGCGTGATCAGCTTCTGACTCAGCAAATAATCTTCCAGGAGAAAGACCTCCAAGTACATCGAAGTATCCTCCATCTTTAAGGGAAAGGGTAGTTCTATCAATAAAGGTTTCATCATCATTGATATAGAATCTTTTTACTTCTCCTCCAACAGAAAAAGGAACATACATGTCAACATCTGAAGGAACTATCTTCCAGTTCTTGATAAGCTCTGCATCTCTCTGGCTACCTAATGCATCTGAATCCAGTGGGAACATGTTTTTCTCGATTAGAGCCAATGCGGCAACTTCATTTACTTGGTTGCTGCTAGATCTAGTAATCGTAACAGGTACACGTTTTTCACTATCCTCAGCAAGTTTTTGAAGGTATCCAATAGAAAGCTTCTTCAGAGTACCATCTAGGGCTCTAGATCCAATCATGTTGAAGATCTGAACTTGTGTTAAAGGGGAACCGTCAAAGTTTCTAATTCTAGAAAGTATTGCCTTTACCTCATGATTCAAATTATCGAAGATAACTTGAGGAGTTACCCCAGCCGCCCTACGACTATCCCAATTACCTTCATTCTTTACGTTTTGTAGTACGTAAAGCAAGTTGCTATCAATTGGATCTTTGAAGAATTCAGAATAGCCTGAATCGTTTTTGACCTTCTTTATTGGTGGAGGATTTGTTAGGAAGGCAATGGCACTATCCTGAACACCATAAGGCTTCTTCTTTAATATTTGATTTACTAGTTCTGGATCATTCAGATTTAGTTCCCCAGTTTTGATAGCCGTCTGAACAATATCGTCTTGATTTTTGTATTTTTTAGGTCTAGATCTTCTACCCGAATCGCTAGCAAATTCAGAGTTAGGTATTCCTGTGTCAGCAAGACCTTGCCCAGCACCAGGACCCTCAGTTGAAAATCCAATACTACCACCTTCTCCATCAAGAGAAACGCCAATACCGTCTCCAATATCAGGACCAGGATCGTCCTCTAACCTTTTCCAATAAGTTCTAACTGTAATAGGTCCACAGCCTGGGGTATTCGCGCAGCTTGCGTTTACCTCACCCTCAACTTCTACACCTACCTGAATCCAAGGTCCTGAAAAATTACTAGGAGCTTGGGTGGAGGCTGCACTGACTATATCTGTATTTCTTTGACGAGCGGTCTCCGCGAATCCCGGGTCTAGACCTTCAAAACAGGATTGTGGAAATATAACGACAACACTATGAGTGGCTCCAGCAGGAGCGTCTCCACCAGAAATAATAAACTCATTTGGCGTAGGACTGTCATCGATGATAATACATAAGCTTATCCCTTCATCCCCTGGTCCTGGAGGAACAGGCCCAGCGCCCCCAGAGCCGCCAGGGTTCCCTGGTGCTGCGGGAGGAGGTCCAGCGCCCCCAGTTTCACCAGCACTGCCTCCAGGAGTAATACCGTTGCCTGGGCCAGGAGGTGGTGATGTTCCGCCTCCAGGGCCAATATCAGTTCCTCCAGGTCCAGGAGTGATAATAATCCCACCAGGAGGATCGACCTCTCCAGGTCCAGGAGGAGGTGGTCCGATGATTAGAGGCTTTCTTCTCCAAGTGCTTCTAATAGTAATATTAGGACACTCACCTCCACACCCAGCAGCCGAATTACAACGTTTTCCTATGGGACCACCTGAGATTGTAGGTCCACTAACTAAAACCCACTCACCTCCTAGATTAGGAGGGGCAGGAGTTTGTCTAGCTATTTGTCTAGCTTGATTTACAGCAAGATCCGCTTGGGCTCGCGTAGGAAATTCTGTACAAGTTTGAGAATATACTCTTGTAACTGTGTATGTAGATACGGATCTTCCTCCAATACCTCTATCTACCCGCTCAGAAACAGGAGAACTTAGGTTAGGAATACAGCGGCAGTGTTTAGCTCCTGAAGTTGGAGTAGTAGGTGTTGGTCCTGGAGGGGGTGGAGCTATTGGTCCTGGTCCTGGTCGTGGAGGGGTAGAACCTCCAGGCCCAGGCTGCGGAGTAATGTCTCCAGGTGGCGGATCACCTCCACCACTATCTGGAGTAGGGTCAGGATCAATATCACCTGGATCGGGAGTATCAGAATCAGGAGGATCGTTTCCGCCCCCCGAGTCAATGGTGCCTCCACCATCAAAATCTGTTACATTTCCAGGACCAAGTCCAGGCAGAAATGCACCACAGCCAAATGTGACCTTAAAGCTCATTACTCCTTAATCGTGATAGTGGGGTTAGTGCTGTTAAGGTTTCCGTATAGGAAGTTGTTATCAGCCTGTGGGATAGCTGTCATCTTCCACATGACCGTAGGATAAGTACACTTACCAATACGTGGGTTTCCTACGTATCCTCTACCAGCAGTATTGCTGATTGGATCAGTGTTTGAGTAAAGAATATCACTTACAGGAACAACGAAACCAGAGAATCTTTCTCCGTCTCTTTGAGAAACGTTTAGTGTGCTTGTTGTCTTCTTCTTCTTACCACTTGATGTATAAGTAAGGGAGTGGGGAGCAGGGAACCTTGGATTGGAACTTCCAACATTGTTGTTATCGTCAGCACAGAAAGAGACGTAGATGGTAAACTCATCAAAACCTTTCTCTACCCAGCAACCAAAGTAGCTTCCTGGGCTAACAAACTCTGATTTATATCCGACATTGTTTTGTGCTAGGCAGTTAATTAGATCAGTGTCTACAATGTAATCAGCCATCCACTCAGGTCTATTGAACTTAACCTTCTTGGAGATGTAGTGGAAGTTTACATTAGAGATGGATCCGTTTGAAACGTTTCCACTCTCAGTGTTGGCGAAGTTTCTAAGGCGTGCTGGTTCGCCGCCCCCTTCAGTTGTTCCGTCTGGATTGACTACGTTTTTATAACTACCTGCTACGATACTTGGATCTACCGTATCCAATGATGGAGTGTCCATAGAGACGAAGGTGTTAATGTAGTCGTTGGGGTATAGTCCTTTGTCAGAGATATCCTGCTGAATACACCACTGGGAGAGGTCCCAGTCTGGGTACTGAGGAATGGCAATGTTAGCTCCATTACTTCCGAAGCCATACTTACCTCTGATGTACTGCTTGATATACTCAACGCCGTCGTTGTTGTCGTTAGTATCTCCTGCGAATACTCCCTGGTAGTAATCGAATAGAGCGCCTTCAGGACCGAAGTTCCAACCACCAAATACGTAACCAGCGGCTACAGTATTCATTGAAGTGGTTATATCCCCAGACTCCAACTGAGCAGCGACTGAAGCATCAATAGTATCCTTAACTCTCTTGAGTTCGTAATCCATCTGAGCCTGTCCAACTGCTGGGTTGGCTAGAGATAGCTGTGGGAATGCTGCTCCGATACCAGCACGCTCGTTGTAGGTAAGCTCTGCTGTACGGAATAGAGGACGAATGTCTACTACGTCTGTAGAAAGAACAACCTGTGATCCTTCCTGAACAAAAATGTAAGCTACAGGAAGGATCGACTGGCCGATAAGCTCGTAGGCAGTAGTCTCTAATCTCTCAGAGATGAGAGGGGCAAGGTTGAGCAGATCGTCAGGAGCAGGGAAACTTCCTTGGATGTCAAAAGGAATGTCGTTAGACGAGGTGCTCATGAAGCCGATGTTAGGATTGTTTTGATCTCCTGGAGCGGCCATGATAGCATCTCCTGTAGCTACTTGATAACCTGCTGCGAGATCACCTTCTTTTTCTGTATAGGTAGGCCTAATGCCTGCGCCTTTTACGATACCGAGTGCTGGCTTTGTGAGTGTTTGTACCGTACCATTTTGAATTGTCTGAACAGAGCTAACATCGATTGGCTTACTGTAAATGAATAGGAGGTCGATTCTTTGTTGCACACCTTGTATCTGAACCGTTCTACCATCCTCAGCCTCGTAGCTGAAATCGTCTGCATCGAAAGCAGGGACCTCAATGGATAGTTCATCTTCAACGTCTACGATAGCTAACCTGGAAACACCTCGCCACGCTTTGATGAAATAACTCTCAGTTAGAGGTAGCTTAGCAAAACCGCTATTGACGTTTGTGATCTCGAAAGTAGGGAGCACGAAACGCTCTTCACCGTTGGCTACTGCCCTTGCCCAGGTGATAGCTTCTGTGATTGGGAAAGGAGATACTCCAACACCGTTACCCATTCTGTTAACGTCAAAGGTTCCATGAGAAAGCCAGTTCTTCTCTGGATCAACAATGGTTCCTCCATTAGAGATGGCTGTATCGGAGTTCACTACACCCCATGTATGAGCCCTATCTCCAAGTCCGTTAGCGCCTAAAGCGTCAGCAGCCAGAGTTGATTTGAACTTCTCTAGAGCAGCCTCAAGAGTAATGTTGATGGCAGCCTGAGGACCAGGAAGGAATCCAACGAATGCTTCAACATCACCGACAGCCTCACCCATAGCCCTAGTAAGATAAGCTAGTGGAGTTCTCTGAGAAGCATCGTTGATTCTAGCGGAGAAGCGCCCAGGCTTTACTCTAGCTAGGCGATCAGAGCCTAAAGCATAAGGACGAAGCTCTTCAATATCAGAACGCTTTACTCCAAGAAGCTTGGTAGTATCTTTTCTAACTTGATCCTTAAGCCACAGGCAGTTCTCCTGAAGCTGCTTTAGAGGAATGTTGTCTACCTCAAAGTAGTAAGGATCATTCGCTTTGAAGAAGCGAATTGGGTCAGTAAATCTGAAGTTACTTTCCTGATATTGTTGTTCAGCCATCAGTTATCTCTCGAAAGGTCGAATATAGAAGCGGATTTGAATCCTAGTGAGCCAGATGCATCTCCTACATAGGCTTCTGAAAGTCTGTTATCTGCACTTCTAGCTCTGACTAGAGTTACCCTTACGGGGGTTCCTCCAACGCCTACACTTGCGTGCTGTGCATTAGCGAAGGATCTGGCCGCAGACTCGTCCAGAATACATTGGGTGGGATTGTCGTCAAGGAACTCTGAGCAGTAATAGAATCCAGAAGTATGAAGACGATCATACACGTCGTCGTCATTTGAATCATAGCTCAGTTTCAATAGCTCAGGGTAGACAGAGCTTACAATATTATTTCCAGCGCCGTCATCAATGTGGATTGCTGAAAGTGCTCCAGAGCAGTTATAACCTTGAGCGAATAGCTGATAAGCTGGTCCTACAACACCGCTGAAGACCGCAGGGGGTGATCCCGCATAATATCCACTAAGATCATTTTGTAGTGCTCTAGCGGCAGACTTTGGAGTCCAGTAGATTCTGAAAAATCCTTGATTCCTGGTAAAGTGTGGACCAGCACCAAATGTATAAAGGCCTCCTCCACTAACGTTGATTCCAGCGTCAACATTTAGAGCCGAAACAGTTTCGTCGTTTATAGCTCCCGATACTGGGTAGAATCTATCGAAGGGAGAGTTTACATCGACTCCAGATGGAATAAACCAAACACCACTTCCTGCTCCGAAAGTATCTAGAATACTTAGAGATCCCGTATCAGGAGTTCCTTTTGGCGCTCCATAGGCAATACGATCATACTCCTGACCAATGTTTATACCATCAGAGGAAGAAGCCCAGAGAGCACTAGGGCCATGATATGAGATACTAGCTGGGTGCATGCCACTGACGGATAGATGTGAAGCATTCAGTCTAGAATTATCAGCAATATTCCAGATCATGAATCTCTCACATAAGGTGCCGCTAGTAGTATAGAACTTACCATCAAGAGGAGAGTCGTTTGTTCCTATAGGAAAGTGAACGTTAGTTGCATTGACAACACTGTCCTGAGTAGCTCTCACCACCATTCCACCTTGCATTAGATTCTCAACATCACCATTGACCATAGGAGTGCCAATTACTTCTTCTTTAGAAAAGAATCTAAGAAGACCATTGAAAGGCTCAAATGTTGGGAAGTTAGGAACGCTAGCCATTACTCCACCTGTGATAAGATCGTCTAGATTCAAATCTCCAATACAAGAAGTATCCTGTGGGTTAGGGTAGAATTGTAGGCAGCCTGAGGAAGTGTATGCGCTTATATCGAACGTATCTACAGGATAGTCTGAACCTGCTGCGAGATAAATTAGACCAGTAGAGGTTCTTCTCCAGTTGGCTGGGAACGAACCCAGATCCTTCATATTGATTGTAGAGTTCTTATCAGCAACTAGGCAAGATCGAGTAGCATGAAGCTCGACAGCAGTATGATTCTCACCATCTTGAAGATCGAATCCACTAACCTCTAGTGTGAAGCTATCTCTCTTTCTTGCTGGCTCTATGTTTAGTACAGAGTTGTTCTCTACAAGAGCATCAACACCAAACTGACCGAGGGCTGTTGGGCCGTGTAAGTTGATCGTGGAATTGTTTTGTGCGAAGAGTCCAGCCATCTTCTGCTGATAAGAGATTCCAGCAGGACCAAAAATAAAGTTAGCTCCCGTCTTGCTTCCGAAGAGGCTAGCTTTAGAGTTGTTTACTACTCTGATTGCTCTACCGTAAGAGGGCACATTCTGAACATTATCAATAGGATCATTGACAAGGATTCTGGGGTGAACCAGATCTAGAGTAGATCCTCCGTCAACAGATATAGAGGGAATAGCAGCCTTATTAGCGCCTCCCCATGTGATTACTCCGTGAGAATCAACGAAGCTTGTGTTTCCGTACTTGGAGGGGATGCTGGTTTTTCTACGGAAGCCGAATGAACTGTTGCTCTGTAGATCGATATGCTGTCCGTTATCCAGGAAGTCTACCTGATATCTGTCGGACTGACCAGCCTGTGTTGGACCAGCAATCGAATCGAATAAGAAGACAGAGTTTCTAGCTCTAATAGCTTCGTTACTATGAGCTTCTATGCAAAGGTTTTCAAAGACGAACTTAGAGTTGTCTGCTTCGATTCCTTTGTCGTTTCCATAAACATCAACAAGACCTTTTAGGTCTACCTTTGCGTTGTCTAGGATGAAGCCATAGCCTGTGTTTAGCTCAGAAGCAACAACACTCCCTCTAGCAGGATCATTAGCTACAGACCTCTGTACACCTCCAGTAAGATTGGAGTTCTCTAAAACAAATCCAGCATAGTTTCTGGAGGAGATGAGTTTACAGTCAGAACCAGAAGCACCATTATCACCGATAGATGTGAAGTCTAGGCCAAAAGGAACAGAACTAAGAGTTACATTACTATTTACTGCATGGAAGCCGATGCCTGTTTGGGCAGTACGAGTAGTTGTGGACTCTAGAGTATAGTTTCTATAGGAGAAGGCAGAGCGAGAAAGAATTACGTCGGCTGAGTTGAACTTGAAGCCAGCCTTGTTACATCTTACCGAAGTACAATTCTCCAGAACAACCTTAGAGTTGAGTACTTCAATACCGTTATCTCTTACTGCTGTAGTATTTTTAGCACCATCGACAAAGAAGTTTCTGATGTAGATTGGACCATCGCAGTTCTTGACGGAGATCTTGCCAAGAGTGTTGAGGTAAAGGTTACCTCCTAGATCATCATTAACAACATATCCAGGTCTAACAAGATTTCCACCATTAGATTGTTTAGTAGAGATCGCATCTAAAGTTCCCAGTGTATTGTCGAATCCAGTATCAACAGTCGTCTCGTAGGGATCAATCGAGAAAAGGTTAGCACCTGTTCCGAACGCAGTTCCCGCTGCAATGCCTGTATACATAACCCCTCTTCTAAGAGAATGTCTTGGGTAAATTGCTAAGTTATGGTTTCCATTGGCCCGCGCATCAGTGACAGAACTGAGGACTGGAGTTTCTAAATGTACACAAGAAGCATCATTGATCCCATTCCTGGCGTCCTCGGATTGAATAATAGTAGGCAGGTTATGATCTCCATTTTGAGAAGGGGTTGCAACTACAAATGCTTCAGAGGATGCGTCGTAGAATCTAGTGAAGTTTCGGTTGATAATCTCGATCGAGCCGCCTTCCTCAATACGGAAGTTATGAAGCTCAAGGTCACCAAGGTCACCAAAGCTTGCGACCTCTACAAGAACAGGGAAACGTACAACCTTTGGAATCGCAGCAATACAGGAGCTAACCTCAGTGAAGATGTTCCTGTTGGCTAGTAGCGCAGCCTGACCATCAGGAGTGTTAGCTGCGTCAGCAGAGACAGTGAGGGCCAGCCCAGGGACACCAGCGGAGGTATTGTACCCGTTCTGCTCCCAAAGCTCGTAGGTGCGCTCCTCTAGGTCATAAAGAGGAAGGTTGTCCTGCTCCCAGTTATAGAAAGAGGATGTATCGAATTTGGATACATAAGGCACCCACTCATTGAATAGCTGGACGCTGCCGCTACTGGTATAAATATCTGCTTTGTTGAAAGGCATTTTAGAAGTTCAAGGTCCAACGGAAAATGAGACTAAAGTCGTTAGTCTTTCTAATATCACTGAATGTTCTATAGCAAACAAGGATTGGCCTAGAATCAGTAGCCCCTGTAGGGTTCTTCATAAACATTCCAATCTCATTGAGGCTGGCTTCACTACCATCCCTCTCTAGGTCATTACACGCCTCCTCATCAAGGACAATAGTATACCTAACTGAAGTGTCTCCGATTCTTGTTATCTTGTTCGGAGGGATCTTGGCAAAATGTCTATTCAGAGTTATAGTGTTTGCTGTTATTTGGTCGTGTACGCTGATGAATAGGTTACTACCTCCTCCATACTCATTGCCAATGGCCCCAGACAGTTCGTAAATAGAGCTAACCACGCCACCTGCTGGAGGACCCGATACTCCGACCTGAAAGCGGTCGATCTGATAATCAAGGACACTGTCCGATCCAGAGCCTGTGAATAGATAGGATAAACCTACCCCCATACCAGACACAATAATGTTGCTGTCATCTAAAAGAACTTCTTCCTCACCGTCATTCCACTGTCGGATGATGGTGAGGTGTCCAGTGATGCCCATGTCTTCAGCAAAGTTTTTCATCTAAAATATATCCTCCACTTGAGGGTAAGGTTTACGTGTTCTCTATTGTCCGATATATAGCACAGGTTCTTAGACAAGCCCTTGCGACAGAACAGTCTATACTTTCTAGGATTATTTAGTACGCTGAACGCAAAAGGAGGAGTATTACCATTCCTAAGAGATTCATTCATATCTATTGTCCAAAGCCCCATATGGTAAATTCCTCCATAAAGGTTTACGCTTTGTAGATCTCCTGAACCTATAAGAAGAGAATACTCTACAAAAGGGAATCCTTTATTAGTCTCCTCCACTGGTGCGGATAGGCAGAGGCCACTAAAGGTGCTGCTCATCTCGTACTGTGCGTCAGGCACTGAGGACATAACTGTTGTTACGAAGCCAGAAACATCCATCGAGCTAGCCTCGTTGAAAACGCTGCCATACTGAGGAATTGTTGCTAAACCATTATTATAAAATACTCCTCCCTGACCACCGTAATTGGTGGAACTACCTTCTTGAAAAGCTCCTAGTAGAGAGGCTGCTGTGTAGATGGAGGAAGTCGCTGCTGCAAAGGGTGTACCTTCCATCATCGCGCTTGCGATTGCTGATGTCATGAAGTTACAATGCTGACCGTTTCCTGGGAATACGGAACTTAGAGCCACATTGAGTCTTCCCCCTACAGTGATGACCGCAGATGTATTCGTATTAGCTTCTAAAGTTTTTAGCGTAGGGTTAGGTGCTGTTGGAAGCTCATGAATTTTTGCTACATCTTCCTGATTAAATGAACCATCAAGTACGTTAGTAAAATCTGGATTATAATTATACGTAAAAGTTATATCGTCTGGAATCCTAGTGAATACTCCAATACCACCAGCCCCAGATTTGAATGGAGGGACATAACTCCCAGTTATAACCTGCTCCTTACGCTCATTATATCCCCTGCCTCCGTTGTTGAAGTAGTACGAGCCTGTACCAAACGAGATTGCTGCCATCCTATAGTTGGAAGCATCTAATATGGATGAGGTTCCATGGTCTTCAATAGCCGATAAAGATGGAGACGTAGTCATGATATCAGCTATTAGCTCCCCAGCACCATCAACAAGCATGTTGGGCTCCTCAAGCAATAGCTTATCACCCTCCCAGATTTCTACTACTCCTCTCATCAGTTTTCGAACCTCACTTCAGTATAGTTGTCGTGGCTTCCTGGGGTATTTGGAACCCAGTCTGGGTGGATGCGGTAGTTAAGTCTACTTCCTCCGCTCACCTCTAGAGTTCCTGAAGTTATTGTGGCATCTCTAGAAGCAATATTAGTGGCATACTTACCGACTCCCTGTCCGATCATACCATTATAGAACTTTAAAACATCAAGCAATTGATCTTTAGATAGTTCTAGCTTATCCTCCTTGACGAAAGGTCTGAGAGGTGTACCACTACTTTCAATACCATATCCAGTACCAATACCTGCCTCATCTCTTAGAGTTAGATCTTGTAGCTGAATGTCGTCGATGAGGAGATACTTAGACTGCTGTCCTTGACCTATGAAGAAGACCTCTACAACGTAGTTCGTATCGTCTCTATGTACTTGCTCAGTAATAACATACTCAGAATCTTCGATAGGAATAATCTTGAGATATTCGAATCCGTTTTTGTCTGTAAAGTTTCTCGTATCGAATGTTACGTTTACGTTCTCCAGGAAGGAGTCCTTAAAGTTTCTCAAGGAAGTGTTAGGGTCTACACCAGGGGCTGTGTTCGCTAAACAGTTAGCCTGATCTTCTTCATCAGGAGCGATAAATCCGAACCCATGAAGGTGAGCAAGACTACGAGTCACGTTGCGAATAGAAAGTCTGTCTTCTCTAATTGGCTCCCATTTACCTTTGGGAGTCCAACTCCAAATCAAACCATCTACTGGATCAGTATGAATCCAGATTCCCATTCTGCCTACGCCATAATAAATACTATCTTCATCACAAACTTGGGCTTTGATGTTTAGTGAAAACTTATGATCCTTGATGAAGTAGTTTCTGCGATCTCCGTATGCTGACAGATCGAAACGCAATCTAGGAAGACCTCCCAAAGACTTAGCTTTGATCTTTCTCTTACCCTCAAGATCAAAGATGGTGAAGCTGTTGCTACTAGGAGAGCCTGAGATATCGACGAACTCGATACCACTAAGAATGTGTGGGTTTCTAAACTCTGCATTGTTTACATTACCAGATACCCAGGTTCCAGAAAGGGGAAGAACTGCTTGTCCTGAATCACTGGCGACATAGGTTCCGTCTGCGTCTTCATTCCATACGCTAACAGAATTGATTGCACTGGCAGATTCAGTGCTGGAGGCTACTAGGTTTGCTACAGCGGATCCATCTAGCTCTAGATCACCATTGAATAGTCCTTTGCCGAATACGTGAGCAAAAATATTAGCGCCAGTCTTCTCAATTTCATTTGCTCCTAATAAGTGACGACCGAAGTACTTGCAGTAGTCTCTGTGAACATTGTGAATTCCTTTACCGAACTGGAAGTTCTCATAGTCTTCAAACGAATTCAAAACGAAACCGTCAGCAATAGATTCATTTGCCAAGCTCTGTACATTATTCTTCCAGTAAGCATCTGCGTCGTATGCAGAAGTGTTTAGAATAGTTTCTTCGGCAGATTTCACAGCCTTAGCCTCAAAAAGCTGGTGCATCGTGTTATAGATCTCAGGAACCTGACATCTGTCAATGTATCGAGCAGTTGCCGAAACAACCTCGGGCATCTTTGCGTTGGAGCCTAGAGCCGAGAGTCCTCTGTAAGGGAACGTAGTGCTTGTGTCTACGCCTGAGAACGTCCTAGACGACATAAGGCCTTCACACTCGTCCCAGATGCCAGAAGGGTTGACAGGGTCCACAACGGGGTGGAATCTACCAGCGGATGGTACGTAGCCTAAGGTAAGCTCTCCGAGGGAAGTGGGCAGAGAGTACTCTAAAGTTGATGGGTCGAAGCTTACAGGACCATTGAAACCTGTACGGTCGTAGTATCCTTCGTGAGGAAGAAGATACTTATAGTTTCTTCTACGAAGTGCTCTTCTTCCTACCGAGGTAGTGTTAGTAATTATGGTGGTTCCACTGAGAATAGGATCAGTAAAATCGTTTACTTTATCTCTCTTAAAAGTATTTAGACCACCTCGTCCTCCGTCAGAACCTCGACCATCATCTCCACCACCTGTAGCGAAAGACATAGCAACGCCGCTTGATTCATAGTTACCAAAAACAGAAGCAGAAGTATATCCAGCCCTGGTATCGTCTTGGTCAAATCCAAGATACTCCATCCTGGTGCTGGACATCTCGAAGAAATCGTTGGCGCTACCCGTTAGATTCACTCTAGGTATTGCGTGCGCTGGTGCAAACTCTCGGGTCACTCTAGAAGCTTCGTACAGAGCATACTTGCCATCTCCCTCAAGCGTGGTCTTTGAGAAATCAAAGTCTGTATCCTTGAAGTTCAGGAACAGGTGTGAAGATTTTCCGTTCCACAGAGGAAGAAGATTCTTCTCGTAGTCGGAAATACTAAGCATAACCTCGTTGAAGTTAGGCGCTGTCTGTACTGAACTAAAGAAGAATAAGAATTCGTTGAGTGCTCCTAGGTCAGTTTCATCTGTTACTGCGCTGCTTACAATGTAGTCCCCCACCTCATCAGCGAAGTCTGGTCTAACCTGAAAGCACTTGAGCCTTTCTACAATAAAATCTACTAAAGGTTTGGATAGTGTGCTGTCTCGGTAATACTTTACTTCCTCAAATGGTGGGATTGGGAAGTTGACCTTTCCCCTATAGCTGTAAAGGAATTCTAAGTCTCCTCTAAACTTGAGGAATATAGGTTCAATCTGATCTGCCTCATCAATCCTAGGAGATTCTCCAGCAAGATATACACCCCTACCTAGAGGTCCATCAGCGTAGGAAGCCTCCCAAGCTTTGGTATATCCCATAAGCTTGTAAAGTTGTTTGTACGCTTCGTAACCATCCTGCCCCTCAATGTGTGCGTAGAAGGGTCTCATGGCAGGGTCGTTTAGTACAGTGTATCTCTTAGGTAATTCACAACCTTCCCTATCTAAAGGATAGAATTCTGGGACAGGCCATTTCTGTCCGTGGAATAAGAAGTTATCTGGATACTCCTTGTAAGCATCTAGGAGGATACTATCTGTAACTAGCTTTAGGTTTTCTTCTAGACTGCTAGAACTATAATGGTAAACGCCGCCGTCAAAAGCTTTTCCTGGAGTCCAAGTCTCTAGATTGCGGAATAAAGGAGACTCCGTACCTAAGGAATACCAAATAAGGAAAGGGAGATATGACTCCCAAAGCTCTTGTATCTGACCAGAAAGATCAAAGACAGAATCTAAGATCAAAGCATTGATGGCAGTCTGAATAGATTCTATAGTTCCAGACTTTTTATACAGATCAATAGCAAGCCTAAGCTGATGTCTCCATTTAGCAGGAGAGCTACCTCTGAGCTTGAAGCCTACAAGCTGGGCGATGTATTGTAGCTGATCGTCAGGGATTCCTTCAATGTCATATAGACGGTCTAAATTCTCCACCTCGTCTGAAATGTCAGCGAACTGATATCCCAGCATGTTAGTAAACTTTCTATGAGGACCTTTGGATACTAAATCATTTAATTCAGTTGCCGCATCGATATAACTATCGAAAGCATCCTTTACTGTAAAGTCTTGCTGGTCAATATACAGAGGAGAGTAAACGACTTCGACAAGAGTTTTAAGAGAATCCAGCTTCTGCGTACCGCTAGTGTAAGTTGCTAGAACTCCATCGCTTGCGTCGAGCACAGCGTCAGCAGCGCCAGATACAAAAGAAGTAGGAATGTACGACCCGAAGGAACAAGTTTCGTTATTCTTCCAAACATATTCAGTTAGTCCTTTGATGCCTTCTAATGTTCCTAGAGTTTTTCCAAAGTAAAGACTATTTAGAGATTCTAGAACATAACTAGAAGGAGAATAAGTAAGACCACCATCAGCAGATGTGTTTAGGAAATAAAACCAACCTAACGCATCTACTAGGTGATTGTGAACTGAACTAGCATCAGCATTTGAAGTTAGGGCTGATAGCGTAGTAATGTTCTCCTGTAAAGCTCCTGGCTTTGTCTGAGAAGCAGGCACTATCTGCGGTAGCAGTGTACCAGAAAGGTAGGCATTGAACTCTCCGCTAGTATCAAAGTTCGACAGGCTAGCACTTAGAGGCAGTAGAATCTTAGTCTCAAACAAGAAGGGGTTGATCTTCGTAAGCTCGTTCTGCTTTACGAAGTACTGGCTGATTCCGCTAATGTTTCCTAGATTCTCTGTCTGAGTTCCTTCAACACCAGAGATAGAGATAATGTTAGCAATATTATCAGCCAACTGTACGTGCCTATTTATTAGGTCAGATACAGGATTTAGTTCAGTACCACTTAGCTCCAGGTCTTTTGTTTTATACAACTCTGGTGTAATTGACTCAACTAGCTCGACGTAGTTGGTCTTGGAGTAGTTTCTTGGGCTTTGTGTGTACTTGCGGTTTCCCATCAGTCTAGAAGTGTTACGGAGATGGTAAGGTTATTTAGCTGGACGATCTCGTTGAAATCTACTTTAACGTTTTGGTCTAGGTTGTCAATATTAGAGAACCTAACCTCAGGAACTTCGAAAATCTGTCTGTTGAGTTCGGCAATGTTGAGGCCTTCTCCAAAATCTCTGTTATCGGCGTTCATATATTTTATAATCTTATCACGAACCTTGGCCTTGATCTGATCCTGATTCTCTTCATCCTCACGATCAATAGAAATATTGGTATCCAAATCAATAGTTCTGATTAGTCCATCTACAATGACAACATCATCAGTAGCCATACGCTTCTTGTTGATGGCATTTAGAAGCTGAGTCTTGAAGTTCGTTGTAGCTCTCTGTAGCTGGATGTCGGAAGCCTTCTCCAGGACATAGATATCAACAACGTTAGCAGATGCGTAAGCCTTTCTGGTTGCTGCTGTGGCCTTTCCAATGGTGCCGAATGTGCTGATGAAGGTGTTAGCGAAGACTGAGTAGTCCTCCAGAGTTACGAGGCGATCCTGCCTTCTGAACGTGAGAGGAGCATACTTCTTAGCGTGCTCGATGGTCTCAGCGTTGGCTCCACCTGTACCTTTACTAATGTTGGTAATCGTTCCATCGACCAATCTAGCGGAAGTTATACTGGCGTTGATGACATCTATTGCAATGTTTCCTCTCGTTCCTCCTCCGACACGATACTCAACAGTAAAGCTGGCAGTGTCCTCTGGGGAGTTGCCAACAGAACCGTCGCCAAACACTACAGTTCCGTTGTAGTCCTCGTCATAAACGACTTCGAAGATCCTATCTGAAGAACCCGAAGCATAGTATACATTAGGAACTTCTGTGTAAGCTCCCGTGCTTTCTGCATTAGGGCTAGTGACGTAAACTCTAACGCTACCTTCCACTACAGGAGCTTGTGAAAGTTGAATAGTTTTAACTCCCTCTGTAGCAGCAAATTCTCCAGTCTCTAAAGCTAAAGCACCTTCTTGTAGAACAAAGTTTGTAAAGACTGTCTTATCAGGATTATCTGCCTCACTTCCATAAAAGCGCAGGTTTCCTGCCGAATTTACTTGATCTACTAGACCATTGACGACCTTGTATAAGGTATAGCTTAGGGAACCTCCATCTTCTGGGGAGTTGATGGTGATGACTCTGTCGGCAGGAAGAATAGCATCACCGTCACCATCAGCAATAGCAGAATTAAAAGTAATCTTAGCGTCGGCAGCAGCAGAAAGAGGTCCCCTCATTCTAACACCGATAAGCTCAAGAAGCTTCTTAACACTAGAACGCTGCTGCGCTGTAGCTAAGAAGTTCTCATTGGCAAGCATATCAGCCTTCATAGAAAGAACTGCGCCCATGTACGCAGTCAATTCAATGAACATAAGTCCTAAATCAGACTCTACAAAATACTTATAATCGTTAGGATAAACTACCTTAGCGTAATCAATAAGAGATTGACGCAAGCTTGCAAAGTCTGTGGCTGCAAAGTTGATTTGTGATGCCCTTTTGGATACTGGGATCTGGGCCAGCTTCATAAAGTCTGAAGCGATTGTTCCTGAAAAGTTCATGATACTGTTACCCCAACATCAAAGACCTCTAGGTCTGCTTTGTCTAGTTTTAGTGATAAGATTACTTGTAGAGAGTTTCCTCCAGCAGGACCAGCATCCCCTGTTGGGAATACCTGAAGCTTTTCGATTACCGCTCCTACGATGTAGTTATAAAAAGAGGTCTCTATCTCCTCTCGGATTCCTCTGAACGTGGTCTCATCTAATGGCTGAAAGAGAAACTTTCTAAGGTTACATCCATAATTAGGAAGCATAATCCTTTCTCCTCTTTGAGTTAAAAGTAGCTGCTCAACGGAGTTCTTGATCATCTGAATACCAGTAGATTTAGAGAAGATACCACCACTATCTGAGGATCCTAAAGGGTACTGTAATCCATAAATATGTTTTCTTTGGCTCTTTATGGATTGAGAATTGTACCTTTCCTGAACACTTCCGTATAGGTTAGTTGTAATATTAGCAGCCATTAGATCTTAATATTCTTGAAGAACCCTTGCTGTGCGTCGTAGTTCCTCTTTACGTCTCTATTATCTAGGGCTCTTGAGTAAAACTTTAAACTTCCTATGTGTCCATTTAGTCCACTAATTACTCCACCCCTGTCTCCGCCCATGAAGTTTCCATTATAGTACATGCCGTCCGTGTACCCACCGCCTACAATCCAAGGAGTATAGAAGGGATTTAGTCTGGGTCCCTGTCTCAGCGTGGTGGGAGCATCGACGGTGGTTGAGGAGTACTCGAAGCTATTATTTTTCTTGAAAGATGGAAGTGATGGAGGTATTCTTTCCATCGTTCCAAAGACTGCGTCCATAGCAGACGTTGCTACTAAGGCTCCATCAGCGTACATCCTCACCTCGTTCTTCTCAGGCTCAACAGCTAGATCTACTAGTACGAACTGAGACGAGACATTTCCAAATGCAGTATCAGCGAGATCTACCTTCATCTTGTGATATGCTGTGAAGTCCTGGCACTCATCGCTATTGATCCAGGATGCTGAAGATGCGTCTCTAGCTTGAGTAGGAGCGACGAAGAAGCTAAGAGAGGATACAGGACTGTTTAGGTTATTGTCGTTACTAAAGGCTTCCTGATCTTGAGTGATTCTTCTGTCTCGCGTAAACCCGCAAATCATTCCTCGAACGAACTCTCCACCCCTCTCATTCTTCAGAAGATCAAGATCTCTAAACAGACCTCTATGATCTATAGCTGAAGCGTTGGGGTTATGCCCCACATTCTCACATCCTAAAAGAACTTTAGTCAACCCTGAGGCTGCTGGAGTAGCTACATCAACTCCACTAGCCCAACCAAGAGCACCGTCAGTAATATTAGGAACATGAACCCAGCACTCCATGGTGAATCCTGTTGACGAATAAGTTAGATCTCTGAACTCCGCAGTGTCTGGAAGCCTGAGGTATGAGCCCATCGCAGAGGCTCCTGCTGGGTCGCTGCTCTTGTTTTTGGTTATCCCTTGTAGATATGGGATAGCGAGGCCAGACATGAACAGAGCCTGTTTAGAGGCCCCTACAAGCTGTGCGTCGTTGTACCTGTCCTCCGTAGCGCAGTTCGTGGTACTGTAGTTGATGGAGGAGGGGAGTTCTAGGCTCGTGTCCAAGAAGTTGTAGATAGCAAATAGTCCATCAGTTACGATGCTATCAGTAAGAGAAAGAACTGTACCTTCTGCTCCTCCAGATGGAGAATAAATAATACTTCCCTTGCCTACGGTAGGAACCTTTAATTGGCTAAAACTTAGAGAAGGCGGGGTGTCTTGGGCTGGGCGAACGAACTTAGTCTCCAGAGGAAGAACAATACCTTCGACATCGGCTTGTCTAAATGTAAGAGCTTTCTGCTTCTCTAGGTCAACGCCCAAGTTATACTTCTGTAGATAGGAGAAATCGTTGATTGGAATCTCCCCTGGTCCAAACTCAGGACTGGTTCTGTCTCCATAAATCTGTCCTGCCTTGACAGCAACCTCAATCTGTTTTCTTCTACGATTGATTTTGGTGTTGTGGTTAGCGATCTCCGTCATGACTATATTTCGCTGATTAGTTACGATCGAAGAATCTGGACCGTACTCATTGATGAACTCTTGTAGATCAGCGGAAAGGTCGTATACGTGCTTGTCTCTCTGCTGCTTGAGGACAGCAAGGAAGTGATCCTCATCGTAGTAAGCCTTCATGCCTCTACTATCATCGATGCGCTCTGGATCGAAGATGTTGTCAGTAAATTTATCAAGCTGCCTTAGTGAGATTGCGTCACCCTTACCACCTAGGTTTGGATCGTAGTCGTACTTCCAAGCATCGCCTACGGGAACAACTCCAGAAATAGCCAGGAATACTGGATCAAGACCACCTTCATATGAGTCGTAATACAGGCCGTCGTTGGTGAGTACATAGAGACCTTCTGTACTGATTGGAGGCCCGTAAGTGAGACGGAACACAGGATCCTCTAGATCTAAAGTCGGATCGTCCAAAGCAACTCTTTCGTAGCTTGTTCCTGATAAGAAGGGATCTAGTTCAGCACTATCAAGCAGCTTAGGCTCAAGAGAGGGATCCTCCCTACGCTCTGCCAGGATGCCATCAATCCTTTTGATCATAGCATCTGCTTGAGCAATAAAGTTACTTGCATTGTCTAGAGAGGCTCTATCAGCTTCGTACTGTGCGTCAATCTCTGCCTGAGTAGCGGGAGGTCTTTGATCTGCGGAATTACCTTTTGAGAACCCTTTTAGCTGGCTAAACTTATCTAAACAGTCTTTGATTGCCTCGATCTCAGCAACAGCATTTTGATAATTCTGATAAAGTTGGGCTCCAAACGAAGCAGCGTACTGAACTGCCCCTAGGATACCTGCTAGGTCATTCTTTTTCTGTTTGTCGTCACCATCAACACCAGCCCAAGCAGAGTCGGAACCAAACTTGAAAGTTCCTGTCTCTGTATCAAATTCAATAATGCCTGTACCTAGCATCATCTTTTTGAATACTCCCTTGGTTACCTCATTAGCCTTCGCCTTTCCATCCTGAATCTCTCCACGAATATCCGTTAGGACGTTTCCTGGAAGTAGGGACAAGGCATCCCTGCCAAGCTGAAGCATACAGCTAGGAACGCCAAAGGACATGCCTAGAGCGCCGATCGCATCAGTACCAGTCTGTCCCTGTACTTTGAGGAACGTATCTAAATCGAATGAAGCCATTTTAGTATGTAGTCACTCCTGTGTTCCCGTACCTACTTTGTGGGTTTGGTGGGTTTACTGCTGGGGCGTTAGCCCCGTTTGCTAGGTTGATCAAACTACCATCAATATCTACCTGACCAGTACATTGTACGTCAACTTTATCAGCCTTAACTGAGTAGTTCTGACAGTCCACGTTTACGTTTGGAGCTTTCATCTGAATGGTCTGATCCGCTGCCAGTGTAATCGTGCCTTTTGTCTTTACAACGATGTTTCCGTTTTCTCCATTAGTCTCGATTACAATCTCCTGGTTTGAGCCATCCTCATTGAGGCACTCAATAAAGATCCTACCTTGCTCTGCCTGGGTGAATACGTTTACATCCTTCCACTTGCTTTGGACGTTGACGTTGCCTGCTGGGACAATAGGCCCCCAAGCAACGCCGTTACCATTGTTCAGCATTTGTAGTTCTCGACCGCCCTCTCCTACAAAAATATCCGTCTGCGATTGGCTATTGAGATACTTTTGTGGTCCTACAGTTTCTACCTGTATGGCTCTAGATGGAAGGCTTTGGTTTTGAGGATCATCAGTTAAGGTGATACGGCTACCATTTCCGCTGTCTAGGATGATCGAGTCGATTGCTGGAGCATCATGAAGCTGGATCTTCTTTTTGAGTGTTGAAGTAATCTCAGTCTTCTTGTTCATAAAATATGGGTTGTACTCCTCGGACATCATGATACCAGCACCATTAGGAGTCTTAAAGCAATATCGCATAGGAATTCCTCTGGCCTGGAAGATGTAAGGATCAACACGTTCGAAAGGTCTGACCTCCGAATCCTTGACAGGACCTCCACCTTCAAAACTTTTTTCCTCGGCTACAAATGTGGTTCCCATGTAATACCATTCTGTTGCACCTTTAGGTTTACAGACTAAAACTTGAGTTCCAACCTCAGGAATAGCTATAAACGCACCCCCTGCGTTTGAGGCGTAAGGGCTTACATAAAGAACTCTTTGCTCTTCATTACCTTCTCCTTCGATAACCGCTAGAAATGCTCCGTCACGAGCAGGATCAATTCTATTTCTAACTTCTGCTAAACAAATTTCTGTTTCCATTTTAATTCTTGAAGTCTGGGGCGTTCTTAACTAAGCTGAATGAAGAGCTAAGTTCATTTTCTGTGATGGTATGTTTGAATCCCACTATTTTGTATAATCCGCTAAAGAAGTTGTTTAGTAATGTTCTATCAGGCCTAACAGTTTGAGAAATGTCTTGATCTTGAGCCAGAAGTAAGCAAGGACTACTTAGGTAAGCGGGCCTCGATATATGAAAGACTGGTAGAGTTTTAATCTCCATCCTATTCATCTTTCTGAACAAATCTTCGAACAAGTCTGACATGATAGTCATGGGATTTCCTGGCAAGTTTTGGCCTACCTGAATAACTCCAGCAAGATCCTCTTCCTCTTTCTCAAGAAGAATGGCTGCTATTGTTTTTGCTGCCTCTTCTGTAGTATCAAGCTCAAGGTTTGTTACCAGTTCTGGTGAGACTCTGTTTGAGAGTAGCGTAATTAAAGCCTTCTTATTATCATCTCCCATGCCTTGAGCGAAGCCTCTAGATCTCAAATAAGAGATACCAGCACCAACGTCAGTTATCTTGAAGTCTCCAATACCTGTAGGAAGAATACCCTCAGCAACAGCAGAACCTAATCTAGTTATCTCTTTCAAATAATTAGATTTTAGCAGAGAAGCGTATACACCACCCCCATCCTTGAACGTCATATCAATTACGTTAGGATTTTGAGTGTTGTATCTAAACACAGGTATTCCTTCTTTTTTGATATAGCTATTTTCCTTATCAGAGAACGACTCGTCAACATAAGAAAAACTATCAGGAAGATAGGAAATATCTCCAAAGGCTCCTGCTCCTTTTTGGATTGGAGGGATAACTAGCTCTCTTATCTTTTTACTATATTCTTTATTAGTTAGCAAGGCAGCATCCATAGGATTTAGTCTATGCCTAGTAACAGCTTCTAGGGTGAAATCAGCAGCGGTGGGATCTCCCTCATTCTGTGTGTCTTCTTCTTTTACTTTTTTAGCACTTTTCTTGAGATCGTCTACCTCCTGATCCGTTCTTGTCAGATCAGATCCTCCATAAAGATATTCTTTTATTAAGGCTCTATCTCCGATAATAACCGCTGGGCTGTTAGGGTCAAAGTCGTCGTATCCAGCGAAAGGGTAATACTTAGCCCATCTAGGCCCTGAGGAGCTATTACCCCACATCTTGAGAACATTAAGGTCTGTCTCCATCATGCCATAACAAAAGGAAGCAGCAGAATATGAGTCCTTAGAGGCGGCTGCTATATTGTTGAATATAGTCGTTAGAACAGCGACATGATTAGGAATCTTATCGTCTGTTTTATCAACTACAGCAGTAGCAATTCTATCTTCGTAGTATTTCTCAAATGCTGCGTCCGCTGTAGGAAATCTTTCAGCTTCAGCATGATAACCTATGGTTCCAAAACCTTTAGCTTTTTTTCTAAGAGAATCATCTTTATCAGCTTCGTGTAGCCTTAGCCCGAACAAAGACAAAGCGCCTCTGACAAACAGATGATCCCTTCCCGTTTTAGTAAAGGTTGCTCCATATAAGGTGTCCGCAGCCCCAAATATAAGGTTTCCTATTCCTGGGCCAAGGTTCCTCGAAGCAGCAATACCTAGGCGTCCAGGAGCAACATCAGAAGCTTTTAGAGCATCGGCTTCTAGTGCTTTTTCTTGAAGAGCTTGTCTACAAACTACATTCAAGTCAGGAAGAAGTATGATAACGTTTTTAGTATTGGCAGCCTTCTGTACGTAGTTTCTTATAGCATCAACTACCATACAATGAATATCAAACTTTTCTAGATATGAAGAAAGCTTTGAGAATCCAGCATCGGACAAGGCTTCTTGTACTTCTCCTCTCCTAGCAGAAATAACGCTCTGTAATTGATTACCATCCAAGAAAGTTGTAGGATCGTAAGCTTTTGGCTTAGTGAAATCAATCGGTTGAGACTCTCCTGCGAACCTCATATTCAATCCAAACAGGTTTAGATTTACTGGCTCGTTGTAGGCTCCTCGTCTACCTGTTGGATCTAAATGACTAGCCAAAGGTGCTAAAGTAAGAGATATCTCTCTAGCTCCTTTGATCTCGTAAGTAGCATTGACTAGTGCGACCTTATGAGGACCCGACCATAGATTCAAGTTATCCCCTGTACCGTAAGCTATATAAATCTCTCTTTGACCGTGGGATTTTTCTAACTCCCTTTTGAATTCAGATAGGTCTTCCTTGGAGTAAGTTTGCTCAAACTTCTTGATAGTATCTCCAGGATATCTAACGAAAGCTTTAGTAGTTTCTACTCCAGATGTTGAGATTCCCTTGTACACCCTGGCAGGATTATCTGTAAGAAACCTTCTTTCGAACTCACCCTTAGGATCAACAAACTTGAGCACCATTTTAAAGTCTTTGCCTGTGAGAGTATGCTCAAAGGAGATGAAGTTAGGGTTGCCCTCATTGTTGAATAATAGAGCATCAGCATCTCCATCAGAAAGCTCTTTTACTAAGCTTCTATAAGTAGCTCCAGCAGCAAAAAGCCGCTCCATGACCTCTTGCTTGAATGCTACTACGATGTTTGCTGTTGGAATATTCATCTGACCTTAGGAATCAATATGGCATCATTCTCGTTGAAACCCTCAAAGGGATCAGAGATGCCATTTACTAACATGAGCAACCACCAGTTCTTTGGGCTGCCGTAGAATACATTTGAAATAAGATCTGGTCTATGTTCGTAACCTGCTGGGACATATCCTATATCATAATCATAGGCATCATCCAAATTGGATAGCAAAGACTCAAACTTTTGTGAGTTTACTATGGTATTACTGACTACCTCTCTATGCTTTACTCTGATCTCATCAAGTGAGTAGGGTCCTCTGTGTTGGTTAGTCATAGTGTGTACCCTGGGTCCATGCTGTTAGTCTTTCCTAGTATGACCGCTTCCCAGCCAGCTAAGTTGTCTCTTTGTACGGGATTTCCTTTTGGCATGAAATCTTGGAAGTCTCCTGTTCTTAGCTCTTCAAGCTTCATAGTCACCCTAATCTGTCTAGGAAGTAAGGTATCCATATCATAACCAGCAGCCTCATTGAAATCAATAGAGTAATCTGTACAGATACAAGGTATGTTCTGATACATTATACCGTGATTTAGTCTGATCACAGGTGGTCCATATATTGGATTTTTAGAATAGTTTACTACGCTGGATCTTATAATGTTTACCCAATAAATAATCAAGTCTATAGCTCTAGACTTTAGGTAGTCTGAGCTAGCACTCTGAACAAAGTCTAAAACGTTTCCGAAGCCAGCACCAATCTTTCCCAATAAGGTAGACTTCTGTCCTAAAGCTGCTTCAAAAGAAATATCTCCAAGACCGTATCTCTTAGAGATGTAGGCAAGAGTCTCCGTGTTAGTTGCTCCACCCTTTCTCTGTAGATCCTTGATAACCTGCTTTGCTGAGTCTTGAACTAGACTCTTAGTATAATCTGTTCCTAGTTTGAAGGCTATGCCGTCAGGGGTAGTCTTCGACTTGTAAGGTTCTAAGAATCTTTCTTGCTCGCTGGCAGGATTGTCTTTGTCCTCAACATAACTTACGAACTTATCCAGGTTGAGGTCTGGGTGCTCCTCAAAGATGTGAGGAAGGCTGATGTTGAAGTTCAGGTTCATCACCCTAGAGTCCGCACCAAGGTAGCTGTATAGGTTGCTTGACCTGGATACCATGGAGTATTTCTTGTATCGAGCCTTCTTTGATTCCTTTATAACAACGTTCTCGAAGAAGGGCATATCTACAGTATAGAAGTTATTTCCCTCACTAGGCATGGGAAAATAAAATATCAGCTTAGTCCTATCAGGTAGGGCTCTGTCTACTATGTGTCTGTTTGTCATGATCCTATGTCAGTGATACCTGCTGCGACGACTGGTCGATTGTTCATCAATACACCAGTTTGAATCTTCATCTCCTCCAGCATCTCTGCTGCTGTCATGTCTCTATCAATCCCTAGAATCCTTTCAACGGCTCTTCCAATATTCATTGTAGTTTCATCTAGGAATTCATTAGTTGAAACATCAGGAGTCTTTCTGTTGATTTCTGCTAGATGTTTGTCTCTATCGCTAGACATTCTTACGTAGTCTCTGTCCGCTAAATACGAATCCTTGATAGCTTTTAGCTGAGTTACTACTTGGTTTTCAGGTGAGTTAGAGGCTGCAATCGAAGCTTCTTTTAGCTGCTCTCTTAGATTTAGACCACCTCCAAAACGTTTCTCGAACTCTTCATCACCTAAACGCTTCCTTTCCCTAAAATAGTAACCCATAGGGGTAGTCAGGTACTCTACCTTCTCCAGCGTTCGTCTGCTGATGAGGAACAGACTATCCAAGCCCTTTGCCATCATATAAATAATATCACCAAATCCAGCCGAGATCTGGTCTAAGCCTCCTCCCTTTTTTGTAAAGTTGTTGATACCTTCATAAATAGCAACAACAACATTAGGTATTATTTCTTGGAATAGTTTTTTTCCGAAGCCAGCAACGAAGTCCAACTGTTGAAGTGCTACAATAGCACCGTCAATGAGAAGAAGTTTGAACTGCTTCATAGATCCCATGGCTCCTTCTTCACCTGTAAGATCTTGGAAGAAGGTCTGGAACGCCACACCTACTGCATTGGCAATATCAGCAACCACAGTAAAGGCTTCTACAAAATAAGGATAAGCTACCTGTAAAGCTCTTTGGAAAGGCACAAATATTTCAGTTCTGAGATTTGATATGGTCTTGGCGTACTTCTCCTGAATGCTCTCTGTCTTCTCAAACCTATTGTTTAGA